ATCCCAATCCGTGCCGCGCAAGGGCCTGCGGTGAGCGATCCGCTAGATCGAATCTGTCCCAATTGCTCAGCCGAAGCTGGAGCACCGTGCATGGGGACGCGAGGCCATGTGCGGCGGGCGCTGCACAGAGCGCGGGGACAGCAATGCCGGACTTATGCTCTGGGCGAAATCGGACATCTTAGAATCGACAGCCCGATTGAAGAGCGTCTCGCTAGTACGCTTCTCGGCTGGCTTGAGCATCACGGCTTCCATGCAGAGGTCCGCACGCAAGTTCCTATCGGCCCATACCGAGCCGACATCATGGTCCAAGTCCGCGAGCGCACTATGGTTGTCGAATGCGACGGCGCTGAATTCCATAATTCGCGAGATCAAGTTAGGCGCGACAAGCGCCGGGATCGCTACTGCGCTGCGCGCGGCTTCCACGTCATGCGGTTCTCTGGCAGCGAGATCAACCGAAATCCTAGAGCTTGTGCCGCCGAGATCGGATTGTGGATAAGGCTGCCGTGAGCGGGCGCTGGTTCCGTTTTTATGCGGATGCGCTCCGCAATCCCAAGGTTCTTAAGCTGGGCGATGGCGACTTCCGTCTGTGGGTCCGCTTGCTCGCCGTGGCCGCAGAAAACGACGGCCACATACCGCCGATAGACGACCTTAAGAGGGTGCTTAGCGTCCGCTTAGACCACCTCTTAGGCGCCCTTAAGCGACTTATAAGCGGCGGCTTGATAGACGCCTTAGAGCGTGGTTATGAGCCGCACAACTGGAGCAAGTTTCAATATAAATCAGACACTTCAACAGAGCGCGTTCACAAGCACCGTCAAAAACGAAACGTTTCAGAAACGCCCCCAGATACAGAAGCAGATACAGATAAGAAGGATGTAGCTAAAGCTACATCCCCCCGCGCTACGCGCTTGGGCGCTGGCTGGTTTCCCGAACCTTTGCCTAGCAATGTCGCTGAATTGGTAGCGCTATGGCCGCCGGGAAGGGAGCAGCGCGAGCTTGACGGCTTCCGCGACTATTGGGCAGCTCGAAAGCGAGATGCAGCTCGCCTCGATTGGGATAAGACTTGGCACAACCGCATCCGCGATCAGCATGACCGGATCATCAGGGAAAATCGAAATGGACGAACCAACGGCATGGGAAGAGATCAATCCGGCGATGGCATTGGTCGCACGGCCCGCGCTGCCCTCGCTGTCTTCGGACCTGACCCCGGCCACCCCAACTGAGTTCCGCAACGAGCTTACGGCGTGCCTCGCCTTGGTCGCCCCTACCGGCATGGCAGAAGACGACCGGCAGGAGTGGCTGCGGGTCGCATGGGCCACGCTAGGGCAACTGCCGGTGGATTTGCTCAGCCTTGGTTGCCGCAAGGCTCGAGAATCGTGCGATCACCCGTCGAAGGTTGTCCCTGCCATCCTCGCCGCCGCCGCGCCGATGTTCAACCGCCGTAAGGAAGGCCACCGTGCCAACCTAACCGCGCTTCAGCCGCCGACGCGGCATGTTATGGATCGTCGTGGCGAGGCTATGAGCGAAGCCGACACCGCCGAGCTTAACAGGATTTTGGAGGCGCTTGGCGCTACCGCTCGCTATCGTCCGGACGGAAGCCGCTACAAGGTGGAAGGCGCGGCCTCGGCGAAGCACGCAGACGATCATCGTCCACGCAGGCCGACGCGGCAGGACTACATCGCTTTAGGTGTCGATCCAGCGGTTCTAGATGCTCTGCCGCCTCCCGCCGAATGACCCATCTAACGAAATCTCACAAGGAGTTGAGCGGATGAGCCGACCATCACATCGTGTTATGCGAGCCTGCGCTGTTGCGTTGGACGGGCTACCGCCACTCGACGGGTACGAGGCGAACATCGTCTTGGTCAACCGGCAAGACAGTGAAGCGCATATCTTAGTAGGGAAGAGTACGCCTAGCGCCGTCGCGGACGCACTCACACGGCTCATAGACAGTCCGGACCAAGTGGGTATCGTTAACAGCGATGGCGTGAAGTTGGAGGTCTAGTCGATTGCCCCCGATTAACCGACATGCTAATCTGGAGACGGCCATGAAATTCGAGATCATCCGACAAATCCCTCCCATGCCTGAGTATGGCTATAGAGGCATGACGGAAGCCTTGATCGACGGTCGAAGGGTTCAAGCTTACGGGCCTTTGGAAGGTGCTGAAGCCGCGCTTCGCCGCTGGCGTCCGACATGCTAATCTCAACAGGAGGTGACGGATGAATATGCGGGAGAAGATTTCCGAGGCGGTTTTAAGCGTGCCGCTCACCCATGGTTACGACATCCATCGTATGCTGAGGCCAGAAGAGATCAGTGCCATTGCCGACGCCATCCTTGACGCCCTTTACGAGCCGGATGAGGAGATGGTGGAGGCTGGTTCGCGCGCTCTTTCGGACAATGGAGTAGACAACCTTCAGGATGATGACTCGCTTTTTGCGTGGCGGGCCATGTGCGCCTGCGCCAAGGAAGGCCGCTAACATGAGCACCGCCGAGCATAGCCGCCCTATCGAAATAGACGGGCGCGGAAACATCCTCTATGGCCTGTATGGGCAGGACGGCGCGCTTGTGCCCATGAAATGCGCCGACACTCCATCGAACCGGCACTTCGTCCGCTGGATACGGCAGCATGATCGTTATACCCCGAGAACAGACTGCTCCGCGCCGATGGCGGCGCCGGGTGGCAAGCCATGATTGGATCACCCAAGCAAAGGCGGAACGATGATGGAAGATGCAAGGCGCGTTCCTTCGGAACCGGACGATGGGCTGGCCATCCTAGTCGCCAACGCAAAGCGCAAGCCGGGCTCGCCTGTCATTGCCTTTCGTTCCAAGCGCCGTCGTTCAGGATACGACAATTGACCGACGCATGGGCAATCCTCCGCACAAATTCTCGCCCTATGGAAGAGGTGTAGCCATGACTACGAAGCGCGACAAGCCTATCCGGCGCTGGCACGTGGGACTCGTCGCCGATCTTCTGGCGGGTAAGAACGTAGGCATTGAGGCGGCAGCCGCAATCGAGAATCTGGAAGATCAGCTTTTCCGGGCCGAAACCGAACTATGGGAGAGGCAATAGATGACCGACTGGCTGATTTTACGAACGGCGAGCCGCGCCACTCTCCGCCTTGCCGCAAGCCTCACCAGCTCAGGCATTGAGGCTTGGTCGCCTAGGCTCGTCATGCCGAAGCGCCCGATCCCGATCACGCCGCGCTACGTGTTCGCCCGCTCCGGACACCTCGCCGAGCTTCACGCCCTTGTCGAGCGTAGAGGGCGGCATGACGCATTCTCCATCATCTACAGCTTTGGTCGCCCCGGCCTCATCGCGGATGACGAGCTTGAGCCTTTCCGAAGCGCCGAGATAGGATGCGCCGCACAGGCCGCCAAGTGCGGGTTCGCGCTTGGGCAGGCGGTTCGTGTTGCCGAGGGCGTTGCCTCAGGCAAAGAGGGGATTGTCGAGAAGAGCAACTGGCGGAGAACCAGAGTCGATTTCCCCGGCGAAAGGCCGATGGAATTTGAGACTTCCATATTGCGCGAGATTGTGTCACAAGGGCGCGAGGCCGCTTGATCGGCCAAGGATCGGTACGCCGGTTCAGTCGATTGTTGGGCGGAAAACACCGCTTTAGCAAATTAAGAGGACATGGAGTTTCAGAGATGGCGGAGGCAGGCCTGACTGCCAGAACAGCGCCCGTGAGGATACCGCGCACCTAGGCACTAGCGGGAAAGCATATCGGAAGCACCTGCGGGATTCATGGCCCCGTACCGCCACTAAGTTTCAGAGTTTGCGCGGCGACGTTGAAGGAAACGTTGCGATGGCGGACGAAGTTATTGGGGTTATCCCGGTGGCGGGTTTGCCGCGAAGCATCTTGAGGCCGTCCCATTGTGGTCGGTGCCCTGCAGGCCCTCAGGAAGCCGGGTATCAAGCCCCGGCCCGCGCAAAACAACAGGAGGTGTCACAAAATGACCATCAGCGTGAAAGTCAGCGTGAATGGCAACTACAAGTGCCCGGTCGGCTACAAGCAAGGGGCCTCTGAGCATTCTCAGATCGTCTCCGGGCGCGGCCACGATGGCCCGAACGAAATCTACATCCCGTTCAACCACGGCGCCGACGCGATGACCGTTACAGTCGGTCCGGAAGAGCCGGACAACGGTTGATGACCCTCTCCACCATATTCCTGATCATCGCGATCATCCTGTTCGTTCTCGCCGCGTTCGGGGCAAGCACGCCTCGCATCAGCCTCACCCCACTCGGCCTCGCATTCCTCGCTGCGGCCATGCTTGCGCCGATGGTGTGACATGCGCGAGAACCTCGCCTTCACGGATCGAGTCATCCGCCGCCTTCAGGACAACCCATCGCGCACCGGCCCGTTCGTGGCCGCATGCACTGGCTACCTTCTAAGGCACGACCGCTTGGCCTTCGACCATGACCGCGACTTGATGTGGGTAGTTCCCCCGGCCGGCCCGGCTCAGGTCGCTGTATGGCTGGTGTGACAATGCAGAGGAGCGAAACAGAGCAGGTTCTTTATGAGGCGCTCAAGCTCGCCGACTGCTTGCTCTCGGGTGCGAACATGAACGTGCGTGTGGTTGAACGGAAGGTCCGTGCTGCGCTTGCCAAAAGCGAAGCCTGCCATGACTAGCGCGATATCGGCCGCGATGGCAACTCTGAAGGCAGAGATGGGTGCCGACCCAGCCTATGCGTGGAGCTGGTACTGCAACCTCGCGGTGCCGATCATGGATGCGACCGGCGTTTCCGACCGGAAAGCGAGCGAGGCCGCTGCCCACTTGATGCAGCATTTTTTCGATTGCGATATCACGCAGCATCCTCATTACGAGTACGGCAAATCCGGCGCCCAGCAATATGCTGAGTTGCGTCTCGCGGCGGACTACTGACATGTCTGATAATAAACAAAGGACCGATATGCCGCGCTCGCCCGGCCGCCCCAAAGGCTCAGCGAACAAGGTTACAACTGCGGTCAAGGACATGATCGTACATGCTCTGGATAAGGCTGGCGGCGTGGAATATCTGGTCCGGCAATCGGAAGAGAACCCCGCCGCCTTCATGACCCTCGTCGGCAAGGTGATCCCCCTTCAGGTGAATAGCAATGTCGAGCTTGTGGATCGAACCGCCGCAGTACAGCGAGCTAGCGAAGAGGTACGAGCGCTATTTGGTGAGCGACCCGGCGCTGGCACGGGAACTGATGGCAGAGGCCTGCCGCACTGACCTCTACTTCCTTCTCCGGTACGGACTGAAGCGCAAGGATTGCCACAACGGGTGGGTCTACGAGAGATGCAGGGAGGTTCAGGCGTCTCCCGATGGCTATCTCGATCTCTGGGCACGCGAGCATTACAAAAGCACGGTCATCACCTTTGCCAAGACGATACAGGACATCCTTTGCGACCCCGAGCTTACGATAGGCATATTCAGTCACACCCGCCCGATAGCCAAGGCGTTCCTCCGCCAAATCAAGCAGGAGTTCGAGACTAACGAGACGCTGAAGGAGTGGTTTCCGGACGTGCTTTGGGAGAATCCCCAGAAGCAATCTCCCAAGTGGTCGGAGGATGAAGGGATCGTCGTCAAGCGGCGTTCCAACCCGAAAGAGGCCACGGTAGAGGCATGGGGGGTAGTGGACGGACAGCCCACGTCCAAGCACTTCGCGGTCTTGATCTACGATGATGTCGTTACGAAGGAGTCGGTAACGACGCCGGAGATGATGCTGAAGACGACGGACAGCCTCGCGCTTTCGTACAACCTCGGAAGCATCGGCGGCGCGGTCAGGTTCATCGGGACGCGCTACCACTACAACGACACGTACAGGACCATTCTCGACCGTGGCACGGCGGTACCCCGGCTCTATCCGGCAACGAAGGACGGCAAGGTGGAGGGCGAGCCCGTATTCCTGACCCGCGAGCAACTGGCCAAGAAGCGCGCCGACCAGGGCCCTTACGTGTTTGCATGCCAGATGCTCCAGGACCCGAAGGCGGACGAGACGCAGGGCTTCAAGGAAGAGTGGATCAGATACGCCTCCGTTCCCACGCAGGGGCAGAACATCGTCATCCTGATCGACCCGGCGAGCGCGAAGAAGAAGACGAGCGACTACACGGCGGGATGGGTTCTAGGATTGGGGGCGGACAGGAACGTCTACGTGCATGACATGGTGAGGGACAGGCTCTCACTCACTCAGAGAGCCGACTTGCTGATGAACTGGCACCGCCGCTGGCAGCCCATGGCAGTAGGGTACGAGCAGTACGGCATGCAGGCCGATATCGAGCACATCAAGGACCGGCAGGACAGGGAGAATTACCGGTTCGACATTACCTCGCTTGGTGGGACAATGCCGAAGGTTGACCGGATACGCCGGTTGATTCCGTGGTTCGAGAAGGGCCGCGTCTTCCTCAAGCCGAAGCTGGACAAGGCGAATTACGAGGGCATCACGGTAGACCTGATCAAGACGTTCCTTAACGAGGAGTATATGGCTTTCCCGGTCGCGGCGCACGATGACATGCTGGACGCGCTGGCGAGGTTCCTTGACGAGGACTTGCCGATAGCGTGGCCGGCGGCAATGGCTTACGAGGACGAAGACGAGGAAGAAGAGAGGGGCCGGTCGGCTATCGCGGGGTATTAGACTCCTCGACCTCAAGCACTGTTCCGTCCGCGAGGACGACACGCGGCAACATGAACTCAGAGTCACCGCATGCGCGATCATCGGACTCCGGCCCCCAGTTGTAAAAGAAGAGAGCGCGGTTGCAATCGCAGGAGTAATTGCCTTCGGTCCACACGTAGTCGGCGACGTCATCCCACAGGCCGTCCTCGTGGATTTCACGTTCTTCCCCAGTGGGGACATGCTTGAGAATGATGGTGAAGCTCATAGTCTTTTGTCCCTGAATGCGCGCTGCCTCAGTCTCCCGAGCAACCGCTTCATCGTCCCATTCCCTTTTCAACCAGAGCCAAGCCCTCATCCTTCAATCTCAGGCGCGTGAAGCGAGGAAGACACCAAACCCCGCTTTTGAACGGCGGCGGGAGACATCCGGACATCAACGCTGCTTTATCGAACGTTCCTTCGTTCAACGCTAGAACGTCCGCCATCAATAGGGCGCTGCGGCTGAACCACTCGCCGTAGGCATGTTCAGTCTGATAGCGGGCATGAAACCGATATTCGGTCTCTTCGTCGCCAGCGCAGAAGGCGAGCCGGACGAGCGGGATGGGCGAACCTAGCTGGATCGATCTTTCGCGATTGAGCGGGTCGCGAGAGAAACCGATCTTAATCAGCCCCAACCCATCCGGGTTGCCGAGAAAGTAGACTAGGCCAAGCGGATTATTGCTCATGGTCGCCACCCTGAGGCAAGGGCTTTCATTGCAAGGGCGGTTGGCCCGGAAACGCTTCGCAGCCCGCATCGCCACCGGCTTACGCACTCAGGCGTGACGTTCATCCACCTAGCGAGTTGCGAACCGGTGCATCCTATCGTAGCTTGGAGCTGGCAGAATTCGGCGCTGGTCATGTGGCCTCGCTGGCTTGGTTGATAAAGACCCGTGTTATGGCCGAATTCAATAGGCCAACGGTTACGCAACGTCAAGAGGCGAAGATTATGCGGACAGCTACGCTCAAGGGCGGCCCGCACGATGGCCGAGTGATCGAGGTGGATGTCGCTCGAATCGAGTATTTCCAGCCCGGGTCGGGCGATATTCTGTACAAGCCCGCTCCCGGTCGGCGCGACATATTCGTTTATGAGGACTGACATGGCACGCTTCCGCAAAGGCACGAATGACCACGACGGCGACGGCTCGAAAGGCGGGAGCCTCAAGAAGGGCTCGCGCTTCGTCAAGGGTACCAACGACGCCGATGGCGACGGCCACAAGGGCGGATCACTGAAAGGAGACGACATGCCGAAGAAAGCGAAGGCCGCAGCGAAGTCGGATGCCCCCAAGGCGAAGTCGGACAAGCTCCCCGAGGCCCAGCCCAAGCTTGAGGACCGCAAGGCTGCTGCCGAGGAGATGTTCGCTGAGGCGGATGCGGCGGCGGCGGACGCTCGCATGCGGCTCGCGGTGAGGGGGTTCTGAGCATGCTGCTGAGGTTAATAGCTATCTGCTTTGGCCGGTGGATTTATCGTGATGAGCGCCGCCGCGCCCTCAAAAAGTATTGGGCGGCAGGCACGCGCCGTGATGAAAGCCTCGCATTGGCCGAGATGCGCCGCTATGGACTGCGGACCGATTAATGGCATCCATCGTCCCCACCGAAGACGAGTTCGCTCTTGAGGAGGAGCTGAGCCCAGCCGACAAGCTGATGGCGCTGGCGAGCAAGACGGGCAACTTCGCCGACGCAATCGATGCGGACGATCTGGTGAAGCTCGGGCTTGAGTGCGTCGAGGATTACGAGCGCGACAAGAAGGATCGCAAGGAGTGGGAGGATGTGGTCCGCGAGGCTTTGGACTCCGCCGCGCAGAAGCCTGATGTCGAGGGCAAGACATTCCCTTGGCGCGGCGCGGCGAACGTCAAGTACCCGATCCTGACGACGGCCGCGCTTCAGTACAACGCCCGCATGTATCCAGCGCTAGTGAAGGGAGATGAGGCTGTCCTGTGCAAGGTCATCGGACAGGACAAGGGCAAGCCGGAGATAGGGCCTGACGGGCAGCCGATGGCGATTGCTCCGGACGGTGGTCCGATCACGGCTCAGCAGGCCATGCAGATGCCTCCCGAGATGCAGGCGCAGCTACAGCCGATGTGGCGCAAGCCTCCCGGAGCCAAGGCGAAACGTGCGCTGAGGGTCAGCGAGTATCTGAACACGGTGATTTTCTACCGCATGGAGGATTGGGAAAGCGACACCGACAACATGCTTTTGCAGAAGCCGATTGTCGGGTGCGTGTTCCGCAAGGTGTGGTGGGACAGCCGGGTCAGGCAGCCGAGGGCGGCGATGGTGTCTGCGCTCCGCATATTCGTTCCCGAGGGCGCGAAATCGTGCGAGACGACTCCCCGGTTGACGGAAGAGATACCGGATATCTATCCGCATCAGATCAGCGAGAAGGTCAGGGCGAGCCACTATAGCGATGTCGAGTTGTTCCCGCTGAACGACAAGGGGGAGAGGGCGAAGGATGACGACGGCCCCCGGCTTCTGTTGGAGCAGCACCGGCTGATCGACATAGACGAGGACGGGGTTGAGGAGCCCTATATCGTCACGGTCGATCACAAGACGAACAAGGTTCTGCGGATCGAGGCGAATTTCGCGCCCGAGGACGTGACGCTGGATGACGCCGGTGGCGTGATCTCCATTGAGCGCGGCCGGTTCTATATCAAGTACGACATGTTCCCCCATCCCGAGGGCAAGTTCTACGGAATCGGGCTGGGGCATTTGCTCAAGCAGCTCGGCGGCGTGATCGACGGCGCGCTCAACCAGTTGATGGACGCGGGTACGGCCCAGACTGCCGGGGGCGGGTTCATCGGCAAGGGTGTGAGGCTTCAAACCAAGGGGGCGGGTTCGACAATCCGGATGGAGCCGGGGGCTTACAAGGTGGTTGACGTTCCGGGCGACTTGCTGAGGAACGCAATTGTCGAGCGCACGCTTCCGAACGTGTCGCCGGTCACGTTCCAGGTATTGGACCTTATCCTCGGGGCTGCCAAGGAAGTGAGCGGCTCGACCGAGGTTCTCACCGGCGACGCCTCGAACAACGGGCAGGTGGGGACTACTCTCGCCTTGATCGAGCAGGGCTTGCAGGTTTTCAACGCGACGGCGAAGAGGACCTTCCGCTCGGCGAAGGACGAATACACGCTGATCGCGGAGAAGCTTCGCAGGCATGGCGGGGAAGAGACGAAGCGGGATTATCTGGAGGTTCTTGACGATCCAGACGCGGATTTCGAGGCCGACTTCGCTTCGAAGGATATGGACATCCGCCCGGTGTCCGACCCTTCGACGGTTACGAAGATGCAGAAGCTCGCGAAGGGCCAGTTCGTCCTGAGCACGATGGAGCAGCTTGCCGTGGCAGGGGGAGACCCTCGCGAGGCATTGCGCAGGGTGTACGAGGCGGCGGATATCGAGGATATCGAC